TACTGTCACCAATTCCTAAATCCCATGCGGTGGTTACGCCAACGGACGGATCATAAGGGACAACTCGTATTCTGTTTTCTTGCGCGGCTGTTTTTAATTCTGCTGCATAATATGAGCCTTGTATTGCGGCTTCAAAACTACACTCAAACTCTTGTTCAAATCTATCCTCTCCCATTGCCTTTTTAGCTTCTTTTAATTCTTCTTCGTCTAAAATGCCTGTTTCTGAAGATTTAAGCATTAATGAAAGCCAATTGGGGTCATTCTTAGCTGCAACGAAAGTGTCGTAAAATTGGTTTCTACCTTTTGGTGTGCCTATAAATGTTGCTTTACCTTTACGATCTGCAAGTGATGGTCTTATAACAGTAGGCCATGCACGATGTGGAAAGTCGGCGGGTTCGTCCAACACAACATGGTCAAAGTATAATCCGCGCAAACTGTCGGGGTTATCAGCACCAAATAATCTAAATCTTGCACCATTCGGAAAATCTGCACGTAATTCTGCAACATTATATTCTACGCCTTCAATATCTCTAGTATACTCTAGAAGATAATCCCACGCTATTGCTTTTGCCTGTCTGTAGTACGGAGCAATGTACGCAACTCTAACATTTGGCCTTGGAATTGTTAAAGCATCTTTTATTAAATCATTAATCGCAGCAACAGTTTTACCAAACCTTCTGTGTGCAACGATGATAGCAAAGCGTTCTGTTCTCGTATGGTAAGATTTTATTAATGACCTTGGTTTATACTTAATTGTTCTAACTGTCATCGCTTAACCACTTATAAGCGTGTACATGCTCACCTGATACAGTGCTTTCGGCTTTATCTTTTTGACCAAGGTATTGTTTACCAAGCCAAATTAATATTGAAGTATTACCGCCTTCAGCCGCTTGCCATTGCATACGCCTAAGTGACATTCTGCCCTCGTCATTGTGCCTTTTATAGAGGTCTTCAAAATTTTCGTATCCTCTATCTTTTAATCTTCTATTTAGTGTGGTGTCTGACATACCAAGAATACTGCATATTTCTATTTGTGTGCATTGTATTCTTACCATATTAAGTAAACGCAAAAAGTCCTCGTCATTCAATGGTTTAGAGGGTGCTTTCGGGCCACGTTTTGCGCTTCCACCAGTTGCGGCTTCCGCTTTACTCATTTTATCCTCGCCTATTATGTCAAATGTATATTTACAGCATAAATTATGAATGGTGAAGTATTTATTTTTGTGTAGCGACTGACAGCAGTTCTTACACGTTTTATTTGTAAATAATGTGTTGACACTATTAGCCCACTTGATAGTATGTATATGTAAACAAAAAGAGGTTCAAATGTTACAGAAAGATACAAAAATTAAAATTAACAAAGACTGTCAATACAATGGCGGTCAACTAGCTAATTTAACTGGTAAAATTATACGTCTTATAACTGACAAACATAATGTAAATGGCACACCTGCCAGTTACCATGTTAAAATAGATACCAACCAAGGTTGGTTTAGCAATAAACATATGGGTTTATTTATAAATGATTTTGAGGTTCAAAATGTTACAAGAAAATTCTAAAATTATTATTTCTAACCCACGCAAAGGTTGTGAATTTTTAAAAGGTAAAACTGGCACTATAACAGGTTACCATCATGGTTTAGTAAATAAATCTCTTATTATATACCATATAGACCTTGACGAAAATGTAGACGGTTTAACAGGTGCAGGCTTACGAACAGAAGAAATAACTGTTTATCAAACACCAGTGCAAGATACTTTAAATCGTCATGGTAGCCCTTTTGATCGTGGCGGTGCAGACTTTTATTACGGACACCCATCAAAACCACATTATTACATTGGTGGAACTGGCACATCACCCGAGGTAAAAGAGCAAGACATGACTGATGAACAAGTCAAACAATATTACGCAGGGTTTAATGCTGCAGCCGAACAAGGCGATCAGAAAGATTGGGGTTAATTATGATTGGTGAAAGCGTAATAGATTTTTCAACCGACTACGAAAGGAAAATTTACGAAGAGCGTACGCATTGGGTTTGTGTACGAGGTCGTGGTCAAAACCGTGTTCGGTATGAGTGTAAAACAGAACTAGAAGTTGCGGATTATTGTGTACAATTCGGTGATAATCGCACAATGGTTTATGCGGTAAACGAACATAACTCATCGGCTCATATCTGTAACCTTTGATTTGTGCTTATATTTTTCGGCGTGCACTATGCGCTCCCTTAGAAGGCTTGAACTAAAATCATGCCTTCTTTTATTATAGTGAATTTGCATATCTAAGTTTTTACCAGTAAAATCTTTGTCTCTGTATTCCTCACCAATAATTCTAACTTGTATTTCGTACATTTTAAATATGTCTAATAAATCTTGCTCTGTTTGGTATGGTATAATTTCATCTACATACGAAACAGCTTTTAATTGCGTATATCTTTCTACCAATGTTTGTATTGGTTGGTTTTTATGGTCACGTTCTGCATTTGGGTTAACGTGCAAGCCAACTAATAAATAACTACAAACGGATTTGGCTTCTGATAACATAGCAATATGCCCTGCGTGGAGTAAATCAAAGGTTGATGCTGTAAAACCTATCAACGTATTCGCACCATTTTCATGCCGTATTCTTTATCTACATTATTTATTTTAACGTCAGGATTTCTAATTAATTTTTGCTTTTTAAACCTGTTATAATCTACATGGTGGTGCCATCTGCCGTATTTCATAACTAGCTTAGAACAATCAGGATGTACTTTAACAAGCATTTTTGACTTATCAAGAGTTCCAGTATCAGCGTATCTTTCACCTTCTTTTACTTTACCTTCTACATGGTAAAATTCGTCTGTATTGCCGCCTTTCATAACTTGTGTATTAGTTTTTTCTTGTAAAAATACATTAAACTGAGTTGTACACCACCCTGCTTTAATAATATCTAGCGAAATAATTGTATCTTCGTTATATCTACCTCGCCATCTAAATCTTAGCTCATTTCGTATTAAATTGCAGCTATAAATTCGTGTATTTAGCACAAATGGCGGTAATTTTGACTTGCGTGGTGCAAACATCATGTAATTTGGCCCTGCCATACCAATATTACTATATTTGCTTACAAAATCTTCCATGACTTTAAAACAAGTGCCGTCTGTTACTTTAACTTGTAGGTTTTTATTAAATCTGTGGAAGTATCTTATGTTATCATCCATTACCCAATGCCAAGCAAATCCGTTATCTTTACTATGTTCCCAAGCAAAATTTCTAGCAGGGCCGGGTCCAGTACTTCGCTCTAGCCCTAAATTGTCACACAACTCGTATTTTTCTTTGTATGACAAATCTAACGGAATAATGTCACACAACAAATCCCAGTGTTTTATTGCCTTTTGATATTCGTCAATTTCTTGCGGCTCAACGACCACATAATGCGGCACTTTCATCATGGTAAGTGCTTTTGAGGTCATCATGTATTGTGACCTACCTTTACTTGGAATGTATAGTGGATAATTAGGCAGCATCGCTTTCTGTACCTTGCACCCTATAAGCGTCTAAATCTTCTTTTAGGGGCTCTGGGTATCTAATGCTTCTAGTATTTTCGGTAAGCGGTAAACCTGTTTTTTTGGCAAATTCGTCTACATCTTCCTGATTATCAAAGTTTACCTTGACTGAATAATAATATTTTATTGCGTCATTATCGTACTCTGGCATATCTTCCCATTCTTTAAACGCATCTGTGTCGCCAAAGTCACGGTCAAGAAATAAATCTGCTAATTCATCAGAGCCAAACCCAAGCTTAGAAATATCAAACTTATCAAACTCAAGTTGCTTAATTTCTACCTTTAAAAGTTCTTCGTCCCAAGTACTATTTTCTGTTAACTTGTTATCTGCGATAACGTATGCGTGTTTTTGTGCTTCAGACCAACCTTTGGCAACCATAACAGGCACTTTATCTATTTCTAGCTTTTGTGCCGCCATCAAGCGACCATGCCCTGCTATAATTGTATTTTCTTCGTCTGTTAAAATTGGTACTGTAAAACCCCACTCTTGTATGCTTGCCGCTAGTTGCGTAACTTGTTCTTCGCTATGTTTGCGGCTATTTCTTGCGTATGGAACTAACTTATTTGTATCTACTAAAGTTATTTTAGTTGCAGGCCATTGTTTCGACATTGAGTAATAACACCTTTTCGCAATATGTTTTATATGCCTTTAATTCATCTCGTGAAACCATATTTTTGTCAAGTAATCGTTGCGCTCCATTACCTATAACCCAATATGTAGCAACTGTTTTATTTTGCTTAATCCGCATGGCATTTAAATTAAGTTCGTAATCGTCTTTTTCAGCCAAGAGTGGTATTTTATCTAGCTTTTCTTCTGCCATTAAATTTTCTCTGTGCTCTTTTATTGCTTTGATAAACATAGAAATAGTAGGCCATCGCCTAGAACTTTGATTTTTACGAATATATTGTGCAGATTTTTCTAGCAAAAGATTTAAAACATTTTCTTTGCACTTTGGACACTCGCTATTTATGTCCTCTACCATATTTATCATTTCTATTTTAACTTGGTCTTTGCCAAGATGTGGCGGCACTTCATAGTTCTTTAATAACTCAAATAGCCAATTTGAAATAACATTCTTTCGTTCCTGATAAATCATTTTGTAATTCCCAATTTTTTAACGTCAGCATTTTCAGTAAACAGATTATCTAAATAATTACCTGTTGTTGTAATTCTAGCAACATATTCATCGTCCCACCTTTCTTGATTTAACCAAGTTGTGGGATTTGGTATAAACTGTTTATCTTGCCCATCAGTTTTTTCAATAAAATTAGCCAGTGCCTTTTTAATAGTATCATAGGGAACTTTTTTAAGTGCTTTGATAAATGATGTTCTAGCCGCACCTTTACCTACCTTCTTAGGATACATTTCCCAAAAATCTGTAAAATCGTATTCGTCATATCTATCTGTTAGTTTTACAAGGTTACCATTTATAAGGTTCTTGTTATCAAGTTTTTTAACATCCCCTTGTAAATTCTTTTTACATACCTTATTCAATAAATTTACATCATCATTTTCTAGTAAAAGCTCATAACCTAAAGTAGATTTGCCACCATCAGGTCTGTGGCGTTGCGTTGTTTTTAATATATTTTGTTGTTTTAAAATGTTGATGTGGTGATTTACCGATGCTCTTGTCATTTCACATAAATTAGCCAATCTTGTTTGGCTTGGAAAACACGCGGTTGTATCATCATTATAATGGTCGGCTATCCAGTATAAAACTACCTTTGTGGCAGGTTTTAGGTTTTTCTGTTTCATTGCTAATGCAGTCATATAATGTGACATTAATTTTTTCCTTGTCCTAAAATTTGTGACAGGGTATACTGCTTTTGTAACATATGAACCTCCGTCTTTGTTACGTTTCTGTTTTTTAAACTTGGCCATCCTTCGGGGTGGTCATTTTCTTTTATAAACTCTGATTTTAAAAAGTCACTATTTATTTGTAAATTCTTTGTTGACTGAATTAGCTAATTTGATAGTGTGTTTGTAGACAGAATGGAGGTTCTTATGTCGACAACAAAATTCCCACCACCAGTGTTTTTAAAAGCACAAATTGGCGAACACATAAATAATTATAATGCAGATTTGCAAAGACAGGTTGAATTAAACCAAATTACAATCGACCAGTTTTACACGCAAAGTTTCCCAACCAATGCAATTAAACAGATAGAAAAAGCTGTAAATATTGCCATAGATTTATGGGACGAACAACAAAATGCGGATTGATACTGGATTGATAACATTCATTGCAGATCAGTTGCGTGAATACTCTGACGATAATCAGTGTTTCTGGGATACGTTAGATGGTGAAACCGACATCATGTGGATTGTTGGTAAATTACTAGAAGATTATAATGAAACTAATGCCCACATCTTGGCAATAGATGAATTATTAAAAACTTACAAAGCAAGACAAGAAAGGATGAAATACAAAAAAGACAGTATTAAAAGATCGTTGCAAAAGGTTTTATATTCTACAAATCAAAAAAATATACCACACGCACTTGGCACAATATCAAGAAAAGATGGTGCAAAGACTGTGGTAATTGATAATATAGACCAACTACCAGACGAGTATATAAAGGTAGAAAAAGCACCAATTAAAAATGTTATAAAACAAAAATTAAGTGAAGGTGACCAAATAGACGGTGCGAGAATAGAAATTGGTAACCCAACTGTAAGTATAAGGATTAAATAAATGGAAAATAATACAGCAATTCAAGATTATATTGCCGCGCAATGTGATCTATCGGTGGCAATAAAAAATGCCACAGGTTTTGTTAATAATGACTATGCAGATTTAAATGAAGTAGTTCGTGTAGTTAAAGAAGCATTTCAAGTTCGCAACTTTTTAATAAACCATATCGAATATTCAAACGAACATGGTGATTTTTTAAGTACAATTTTTGAACACACATCAGGCAAAACTTGGGAAACATCAGTACGTTTAGTTTATAAACAAGGCGATATGCAATCACTTGGTAGTGCCATAACATATGCAAGACGATATGGTTTATCACAGCTTGCAGGGGTTATATCTGGCGACAAAGACGATGATGGCGAAGCGTCATTAAATCCTGTCGCAAGAGAATGTAAACGGTACAAGTCAGAAGTACCTTATAAAGATATGACACACGCACAGCGCAATTTATTAGAACGTGCAGAAACCACTGAAAATTGGCTTATTAATGGTGTTAAAACCCAAGAAAATTTTGACAAAGGTTTTGATAAAGCAAAAACCATGATTACCCAACTAAATGAATTTGCCAAACCTGTTGCCAATGAATTGGCGGTAGCATTTACCAATCATAAACTAGCAAAAAGTGAGGACGAAAATGCTTCAGCTTAATGCAATTGGTAATTTAACCAGAGACGGTATACTTGGCGCATCAAGTAGTACTGATGTTTTAAACTTTGCTGTGGCGGTCAATGATCGGCGCACAAAAGAAACAACCTATGTTGATTGTGCATTGTGGGGTGCAAGAGCAAAAGCCCTACAGCAATACCTTAAAAGAGGTCAAAAGGTATTTGTGCAAGGCGAAACAGGTTTAAAAGAATACAATGGCAATACTCAGATAACTTGTAATGTCGCTGTTGTTGAGTTGCTTGGTGGGGGCGGTGATAGAACCTCGACTGCTACCGATACTGGCAACTCCAACGATACAGGCAGTGGCAAAGCTTCGGCAGACTTTGACGATGAAATTCCGTTCTAAAAAGCCGATTTTACAAGTTGTTATGCGTGATGGGGTTTTGCACCCTGTCACGCAATACGATGCCGAAATATTAGAAACATATTCAACCAACCAATTATTCGACATACAAGCTGTAAGCGAACGCTCACCACAGCATCACAAGAAATATTGGTCGGTATTAAATAATGTCGTTAAAGACACTCAGAAGTGGGCTACTGCGGCTCACCTACATGACGATCTAAAAATGTTATGCGGATACTATAGAACAGTTATAAATAAAGCTAACAATAGTGTTTATTTCGTACCTGATAGTATTGCGTTTACAAAAATGGATCAAACAGAATTTAAAAATTACTTTGATAATGCAATGATGAAACTAGCGGAGGCGGTCGGTTACGACCCATTAGAAACATGAGCAATATTCCTGACGCACGTGAAAAATTAAAAAATGTAGAAAAAGACCTATTAAAATTAGCACACCTTTTTATTGAGCATAAAGAAAGTGAAACAATAATGTTGGCTCGTGCGTGTGTTTTAGACGCGCTCAATTTAATGCACAGAGAAAAGCATAAACCAGTTAAAGGCGAAAAAACTGCTACACCAGTTAACAAAGATATTCGTGATATAGTTAAGCAACTTGTGATTGACCAACCAGACATAAATACACGCACAGTTGGTGAAATGGTAAATATAAATCAAGGTCGTGTTTCTGAAATACTAGAAGGTAAGTATGACAAACTTAGCTAACAGACCGCCAACAGGTCTTAAAAAACCAAAAAATAAGCCTGATAAAAAATACTTAGAATATATTAGAAGCTTACCTTGCTGTGTGTGCCAAAAGTTTGGCGAACCGCAATTATCACCAACAACTGCACATCATACAATACATGATAGATTTAGTGGTGCAAAAAGGAGTGATCGTGAAGCCATCCCATTATGTGAAGGACATCATCAAGGTAATTGGGACAGCTCCAAGTTAGCTATACATAAAGAGCCAAAGAAATGGCAAGAGCAATATGGCAAAGATTATAACTTTATTAAATTAGACTGATTTTCATTTGCTTCGTCCCATTGTACTTTTACATGAACGTGCGGTAACTGCCCAACATCACAATATCTTTTAAAGCAACTTAAATGCCAAATTTGTGCATCGTCTACAAATACAGTGTGATTGCAAGCATCCATTATTGCTTTGGCAATATTATCAATATCAGGACGCTTTGGTATTAAGTTACCTGTTTCGCACAGCATACGTTTCTTTTTACTATACGATTTTGGTATTTCAAAATATGCGGTAAATATAAGACTAATCCTATTATCTGTTGCAGTAAGCTGTGAGCGCGTCATAGAAGCCCATGCAGCACGTTTAATGCGTTGCTCGTAGTAAACGGTCTCTTTTGGTGTATACGTGTGCCCACGGCGCGTAAAACGAGGCCTACCTTTGCCAATAGGTTTACCAGTTATTTTAAATTCACAAGTTTTAAGCATCGTACTTAACATTTGCTTCGAAACGTTTGAGCATATTGTCTACATCAAAAACTGTAGGCATAAATTCTTCGTCTGCTTCAAATACAACCAATATTCTTTCACCTAAATTATTTTTTGCTCCAAACATATGTTGCGGTGCGGCTAATAAATTTTCCATATCGTAATGCTCCATTACTAAAGGAAAACAAATAAAATATTCCTCAAGTGAAACACCTTCGCCACGCATACACATTCTAAGATCAAAATCTTCGTCTATTTCTCTCGACATACTTGTACACCTCCGTTTTCAAGTTCGTCATAAAATTTGCGCAAAGCTTGTCGAGCATAAAAATACTTAACATTATTTGCACTAGAAAGCCTACTATCTTGCTGTGTCTTGTCGACTTGCTGTATTAAGAACTTTCTTATTGCAATCTGCTCTTTATTTAAAACTTCGTTTCCCATTTATCTTGAAATATATTTACGTTTCCAAACGATATTATTTCTTTTAATAAAATTATTTAAATGTGTTTTAGTTATGCCCAGAATATACGTAACTTCTGTCTGCGTATACTCTTTTTGATTGTACCAATTTATTGTATCAATGCGCTCTTGCTTTTGGCGGTCAATCATACCATCCCAAGTTTCGCCATCTTCAATTTCTTCAATGCTTCTGTATTTCATCATGCGTAACTCCATGTCTTTTACACAACTGATTGAACTGTTGTCGTGACATACCAATGTCTCGGGCGGCCTCGGATTGAGAACCGCCTGTTATATTAAGTACTTTTTTAAGCAAAGATTTTTTTGCTTCATTATGTTCTGCGAGAAGGTCACTCCATTTAATGACCTTTGCATGATCAGCATATCGTTTTTTAGCCATTTTGTTCCTTACATACTGGACAAGGAATTATTTCTTTCCATTGATGGTAAGCTTTTCCGTTTTTATAGTGCAAGCAATGCCAGTCTTCTACAACTTTATGCCCATCGCAATAACTACACTGTTCCATTTGCTTCACTTTCTTTTTGCAAGTAATATTCTGCATATCGCTTTTTATTTGGTGTAACGATAGTATATTTACCAACTGTATGACCCATCTGTTTTAGATCATAAATACGAGCCGCAAGTCTAGTACAGCCAAATTGATCGTATGACATAAGTTGATTAACTCTGTTGCCATCTTTCAACCAATTAAAGATTTGCTTATTTTGTGCTTCAATACTCATTTTAGTCCTCCGTTAAAAAAAGGGGGCAGTTAGCCCCCAGTTGATTATGCCGCAAGTGCAAGTCCGTTCCAATGTGGTGACCTTAATGCCATGACCAATTTGTTTTCTCTGTCTCTGGTCACGTTATTAGGGTTTTTGGCATCTTGCGTATGAGTAGCCCAATGCGTCATGCAGTTATAAACCGCCCATTGGTTTTTACCCAATTGGTCAAATTCGTTATTTAATTGACCCATAAGATTTTCGAGTTGGCGTTTATTGAAACTTTCACAAGATGTGTTGGTTTTTTGGTCAACAAGATTGGCCTTGAAAAAGTTTTCTACATTTCTTGGGTCAACTTTATTTTTCTTGTACTGTTGCCAAATTTCTTTTTGATTAAAAAATGTATCAACGCCAAGTTTAATTTTTTCTGCAACACCATCTAAGTGAATTTGCGATGTGTGGCGCATCCAAGTTTTGGTAAGTGTATTCGGGTGAGTACAACCATTTTTGCACCATAATCTAAGTGCATCTGTGCTAGTTTGGTAAGCCCATGAACCATTATAAGAGTTAAATGCGCGAATACGAAATTTAACATGATCGCCAACTTCTGGTTCAATAACCAAATCGTTGAATAAAACATCAACTTGTAGCTGTCTGCCACCATCTAAGCAATATGCACTAAATTCTGTATTTTTTAGACCTGCTTTTTTGATGGCATCTTTTGTGCTTGAGATAACATCTTCGTGCGGTAACACTTTATAGCTATCTTTGTGCAAATGTAGAACCTCATTATTATCAGTTCTAACCAAAGCCTTCCAACCTTCTACTGGTGTGTCTAAGCCTTCTGGTGTAAGTGGTCTCTCTTCAACCTTGAAATTTGTGTTAGTATCCATTTTGTGAACCTCCGTAAATAAATGAATAATTACTTACTATCAAACTCACTTACATTGTCAACAATATATTTACATAAAGTTTGCGAGACCAAAAAAAACCCCACCGAAGTGGGGCAGTCGAACAGCGGGAGAAGCTGCTATTCCTAAACCATTAACTCAAAATGCGGCGCATCAATAAACGGACGTCTGTTTTGTGACCTTCTAGTATCTATGTAATCGTTCATAGCACTTTCCATATCACCGTCCCATTGTGCAATATTAGGCACTGTCCATGCGGCACCCCACCTAATTGGAACATCTACCGCTCTGGCGGCTTCTGCCATTGCATCAGCAATCTCGTCATATAAATTCAATTCCCATCTGCCACCGTTAACGTATGCCATTAAATCAACAGCATGACCGTCAATGTGTTTTGATTTCATAGTTTGCGATGCGCCTTTTTGTACTAAAGCGCGCTGTTCTTCTATTGTACGAAGCCCACAAATACATGAAAAATCTTGCTTAGAAGCACCAATTGCATATTTTACCACTGCAACCATTCTTTCGTCTACGCCTTCAAGTCTTGAAAGACTACCTTTACCTAATTTAAATCCCATAATTACCTCCTAAAGAATTTAGTAGCAGAACGCACAGCGAAGCTACTGGCTACGATAACACCCAAGGTATACTGATACCACTCAGGCATACTTTCTAACGCTACAAAGCCCTCTGCAACGATCTGACGCCCTTTTTCACCTGTGAATACTAAAATTAATGGAATACTGAACAAACCAACCAGATATTCGTCTTTCCAAGAGTTCTGAGTACCTTGCGCCATAATGCGCTCCCAATCGGCAACCGATGTTTCCTTTGAAAGCAATATTTTACTTTTAGCTTCTGCCTCAGTAAGCTTTAATTTAGCTTCAGCCGCTTGTTTGGTTGTTTTTGCATCGAGCCAAGAGCCTGCTAGACTTGCAACTGGACCTAATAGTTGTGCTATCATTTTTCACCCTCCATGCTCATAGATGTTTTTTTATCTGATTTCGCAGAGTATGCATTGAAGCCCATAAATGCCGCTACTACACCAGATGCAGCAATAACATAAACTGACGCAATATCTGTAATTAATGTAGCCGCTTTATCAAAACCTAAGACACTAGCAAGTAATATAATAAACGGATAAATTAACATTCCTGCTAATGCAAAGCCTGTGTATCTTCTTTCTGCATCACGCTTTAAATCTCTGTCGTTAATTTCAAGCCTTCGCTCTTCAAGTTTTAACTTTTCCCACTCATCAGGCTGTATTACGCCATCACCATTACTGTCAGCTTTTTTAAATTCACTCATTTAAAAACCCTCTTGCAATCTTTAAGTCACTTGTTTGTATAACAACTTTACCTTCTGCTGTATACACCACAAACCTATTTCGTTTAATCTCTACTAGATACATCCATCATAACGCACTCTAAAAGCATATTTGTACTTGTAACTAATACAGATGCTTTTTTTCTTTCGCTATTACATTGTTCGAAAGTAGAATAATTATCAAACTGATAATACTGCAAATGATCTGTGCGAATAAAGTGAAACCAGACAAGTGTGTAAATTACCAAGGAATATAGTCCATAATATTAAGCCAACCCATATAATGTAAATAAACCGCAGCACCTACAAACGTCATAAGAAGTAAAACAATTATACCTACTACCGTAATCATAAGTTCTTGTTGCTGAATAGCGTCACGCCTTGCTTGTGCTTCTGCTTCACGTTTTTCTGCTAATACTTCTCTACGAATTTTTAATAGTTCTAGGTATTTTGACCGTCCGTAAGTTTGGGTAATCCACTCTTTGAGCTCTTCTTCAGCTTCTGCAGCCTGTCTAAGTTTCGCCCAACGATCCAACGCCGTAGAATTTGCGCTTTTGCTTGATACACCTTTTTTCTGTAACGTTTTCTTAGCGTGGTCAGTTGCGTCAAAAAACTGCCCGATTTGTTTGCTTAATCCCGCTATGGTTTTGCCTGCAGCGAGGCCTGTTTTTATGCCCGCTAAAATAGTTATTGGGTCCATAATTACATTCCATCATTGCGAGAAAACTCTACTGTCTTTTCTAATATAGCAATACGAGATTGTAGCTTAATAATCTCCATCATGTGACTAGCCATACCGCCCATATCTTCGTTAATCATGTCGATATCTTCCCAAATCTCGTTGTCAGCATCTTCAATTTCTTCATAGACCTCTGACAATATATCAATAATTTCTTGAAGGTTATCAGTATTACGTTGCACATCCCTAATTAGATTAGTCTTATCGGTAGCGTTATTTTCAACAGTCAAAATATTTACTGTTTCTTCAAGATTAGATATTGTTGATGCTTGCTGTGCAGTCCACCAAATAAAACCACCTATCTGAGCTATAACAACCCCGACTACAGCAATGCTTACCTTTGGTAGTTTATCACTCATTAATACCCATTAGCTACAAGCTTGCCATAATCACCTGACATTAATTTTTTCTTAATGTATGCGTTAAGCTCCTCGCTACCTATTTTTGCGCCACATTCTTTCATCCACATTTCAATAACAACAAACGGAATTGACCCTGCCAGTCTCATATCTGACTTGCTGTTATGCCCATCTATGTTGCGCTCTTTGTTAAAATCTAAAATGCGCTGAATATCTTGACTGCGGTTAATTACAATTTTACCGTCCTCATCAAAATATTTTGTTTGTACACTCATTTTTTAGCTTTCTTTTTCTTTGGTGCTTTACCGCCTTCCCAAGCTTCATTAATATCTGGTGTGCTTGGATCGTCAGCCTTTAAATGACCTTTTTCAGTTCTTGCCCTTTTTGGTTTTGAAGCACCAAGCTCTAATGCAAAACCTGCATCTACAAGTAATTGACCTTCAGCATCGTCTAAATCTATTTCTTGACCTTTTGCGCAAGGGCTTCCGTTTGCCCAAGGGTTTCTATCGGTTGTTATTTTAATTCGCATAATATTCTCCTTAAGAATGGGGCATTTCTGCCCCACCTATTTTTATGAAGCGTTAATATCTGCAACGATACCGTGCGCTTTTTCTGAAGTAACTTGTAAGCCATACTCGCAAGAAATAAGTCTACGCTCAGACAAACCAGTTTTAGCAAGAGCTTCTTGCTTCGCTGTTTGCAAGTAAGCAACCTCTGCATATGACGGATCAAGAACAAGAACATCAGGTGTATAAGCTACACTTGATACTGTTCTAGAACGCATATGTCGGTTAGGTACAATTTGCACTTCACCAAAATCGCTTACGTAAACATCAATAGCTGCATTCAATTTGCTATCTTCTGCCTCTTTGAAACGAGTTGCGTTACCAGTAAAGGTTGATATTTTTTGCTTTTGCGCTGAACCACACATAACAATTTTTGGTGTAGCACCTGAGTTCCAACAATCAGCAATAACGCCTTTTAAAAGTGCTTCTGTTATTGGGCGCAAAGTTCCATCGGTTGCACCTGCATTTACAAAACCAGAAGTACCTGCACCTGAGGTTGTACCATTTGCACCACCACCACCACCGCGAGATACGTTAGTTGTGAGATACGCAGGCAATCCTGCAGTTTGTCTTGCTGTACCAGATGCACCTGCATTTGCAGCCACGTTATCAAGCATCATTGCTTCCATATCGCGCTTAAGCTCAGAAAGCTTATATGCAACTTGTTTTGCAACTGTTTGTGCGTTTGCAACACCATTAACAGCTTGGTTTGTTGAAGAAACTTCTACAACTTTAGCTGAAATTTGTGTATACCCACCTTTACGAACAGCATTAGTTGGTGCTGTGTTAGATAAACCAACGTCACCCTCTATCTGTCTGTTTGCGCCAGTTGCGGCAAGATCAACTTCACTCCACTCAAAGTAAGTGTTGTCAACGTTGCGTGATCCAATAGTAGACATCAGTAATGTCTCTGTTGGCGTGATTGAGGCCATCGCTTCAGATAAGTCCTCTCTTATGGTTGTAACATCATAAGTTTCGTTTGTGTTGGCTGTAACGGCCATGATTAAGTCTCCTAAGACAAGAGTTAAAGATTACCAATAAACTTAGCAACATCATCAATGCTGCCAGTTTTTTGCATGTTTGCCCTACTTGTTTTTGCTCTTGACGCTTTACCTGCATTATTAGATTTACGCGCAGATGGAGTTACAACGGTGGTTCTGGCATCTTTTGCTTTTTTAGTCGCATTAGATTTGTTTGCCATTAATTCACGATATTTAAGAGCATCCGTTAAAATCATAACTTCATCGGCTGTTTTCACAGTACTCATTTGCTCTTGTGTGAGCTTGTAATGTTTTTCAGCCTTTGTAGTCATGTCTTGAATGAATAAACTTCGCTTTTGTGGATCAGAAAACTCAGGCATCCAATCTTGTAATCTCATAGCTTGCTGAGACAAAAATTGCTTTTCTTCGTTTTGCTTTTGAACAGCCTCACGTTCTGCCATTGCCCTTACGTTATTTTCCCATTTATTGCGTGTATCTAATGCCTGACGATATTCTTCAGCCGCAATAGTCCATCCTACTGGGTCACTTGTTTTAAGTTCCTCAGATGGTAATTGTGGTATTTGCGGAATTTCACCAGATTGCATTTGTTGCGCCATTTGCATTAAAGCTTGGCGTTCTTGGGCCACTTGTTGTTGCTGTTGAGCAAATTCTTGCCTTGCATTTTCAAGTTCTTTTTTGGTAGACGCGTTGTCTGCCATGCCCTTTTGGATATAATCTTGTCCGGCGGCGCTTTGCTTTAGCTCTCCTAAGGTTTTCTTTTTGATTTCTCCGTTAGATTTATATTCAATCTCCAGATCGTCATTAAGTTCTAGGGGAACGGCTGCATCGTCTTCTAGCTCATCCTCAGTATCAGTTAATTCTTCATCGATGTCTGACACTTCATCGACATCCTCTACTACTTCAACATCCTCTACTGTTTCGGTCTGAGTATCTTCAGTTGCTTCAACAGCTTCTTTTGCTTCTGGTTCAGGATTAGTTGGTGGCTCAAAAATTAAATTGTCTACAATGCTATTTATTGAACCATCTTCTGGCTTAGTCGTTTCCACGGTGCTTTGCCTTTCTTTCTTCTAACGCTAAACTATCAACATTTGTTTGCAGCCTAGCTTTGATTAAATTTAAAGCGCGTATGATACTATGCGCCTCTTCTCGTGCTTCAATATCTGAAGCCTCACTACTTGCGAAAACAGTTTTTTGCTCTTCTCGCAAATCCTCAAAGGTTTCTATAAAAAACTCGTTGGTCAGTAAAAAGTTAGACCTCTTAGCCTTCTGCTCTATATCCACCATTCATTCCCATCATTTCAGCATTATGCTCTCTAACAGCATTTTGCTCTGATTTAATTTCTTCTACATCAACCGCAGTTCCGTACTTACCTAATATTTCAGCTACCTTAACTGCAAGCTCTTGCACCATTTTGTCACGCTCTAGATCGTCTTTCATACCCAGTTCGTGCATTTTATACTGATTATTCATAGCCGCTTTTTGCATATCCATTTGAGATTTCATAGCCTCGGCTTGCATAAACATTTGGTTCGGGTCTGCTTGCTGCGGTTGCATTTGTGCCATTTGTGCCTGTTGCTGCATTTGCATTTGTAACATTGCCTGCTCTATTTCAACTGTCATTGGTGCAACATAGCGGTCGCTGTTTCTTATTCCTGCCATTCCCATAATATCAGCTATTGTATTTCTTATTTGGGTCAACGATA